TCAAGGACTGTCTGGTATATCGAAATGTAAGCAAGTGCATCGATGATCGAGTCACTGTGGCCTGGAGACTCAGTAAGCCTAGAAACCTTGACGAGCGCCATACATAATGCGACTTGACTAGGCGTAATTGGATGGTCGAGGTATGCCGACCACAGTTCACTGATCCTTTTATGGTTTGTGTAAGGGTGACCATAGACCGATCCCCTTGTATGCACCAGGTCGACAACATCTGCCAGCAACTTCTCAGTTTTTGTCATAGTCAAATACCTCATCGGTTTTGATCTTGTTTTGGATCATCCTGCGGTGCATATCAAAACCATCTTTACGCCCACGCCAGTAATGTGTTTGCTTCATATCATCTATACGCATTAGCACCAGCCAATACGCCATACTTAAACCAATAAATAAATAAACTGCGATTTCCATAGTCATTTGACGGCCACCAATCTGCGGCAATCTTGGCACTCAAACTCTTTGGCAAATACGCCATTATCTTTGGTGTTACCCCACCAAGTGTGTTTATTACACTCGGCGCACCATAACTCTTTAATCATTTTGTAGCCCAATCTATGCGCACATACTTTGTGGCACAGGCATAGTGTTGCACCTGTGTACGACTTTGTGGATAGTTTAGGGGTGTTTTTGTATAACGATTAGATAACGTTAATATCTTCGAGATCATCGATATGGTCATCGATAGTGCGCTCGGCGTACTCTGTATTAAGCCCCATAGTGTTTGCCTAATGCTGTGAATGAGCCATCCTTGTTTATTGGCACCAGGGTTGGTGTCAGGGTCTTACCTATGGCTTCTAGTATAGCAATACCCATCTGCCAATTAGCGCTTCCATAGCGTAAATAAGAGGCTTTTTTCCTATCCATAAGATTACCTACCTCAACCCCATATAAGGCCCTGTAATGGCTTCCTACGCCCTCTGCATAGGCACTCATACCTAGTCTGTGGGTGTGGCCACACAATACAGATTTACCCCATTTTTTAGCCAGGTTAAGAGCTGTAATACCAGCGTGCTGAGACATATTGCCTTCATCGCCGTGAGCCAACATCCAGCCTGGGTGAAACTCATAAGCGGTTTTGTGGTACTCCATACCCATATCCTTGAAACCCATAAAGGCTGGGTACTGTAGTTCGGGTAGGCTGATTAAGCCAGGGACTTTTAGTAAAGTGTTATATAAGCGATCAGTATGATTACTGCGGATAATATGGCACTCTCGGCTGTACTCACTGAGATCCCACAGTATCGACTTAGTAAGTTCCCGATCATCGTGAATGGTTTGCCGATAAGCCAAAGGTGTGCCCTCAGCCCATTTGCTAATTGTATTAAAATCAATTTCATCCCCGACCACCAATACTGAGTCAAACTTCTCCCGCCTTGCTAACTTGATAACATTCTTTACAGCTGCTTCGTGATGGAAGGGAACCTGCAAATCGCTAATTACCAGGTAGCGCTTAATCTTCTTCCTCGTCTGGAGTAGGGATACGTGGGATAATTCCATCATCGCCGACTACCCAGTCTGGCATTGACTCTGGACTATCCATAAGATAGAGGGCTACAGACTCGCTAAAACCTGCTTTGCGTGCAGCTTTAAACATTTCGTGTTTAGCAATATAAAACACTTCTAACTTAGATAATGGCTCAGGAGACTTACGCACCCTACGCCGATTTATCTTCTTACGTTTACGAGTAGTAGACATAATTAAATTATGACTTACTGATTAAAACAAATAGATCATCGACACGCTGCTCTAGCCTCGAACTTCTTTGGTCAATTCGATCAACAGCATCTTTAATACTGCTACCAGAATTCGGGCGCAACTCGTTAAGCCAGCCCTTAACTAGAAAACGTAATCCGATTAGCCCGCCTGATAACACGGCGATAACGCCAGCGCCAAAGCCAGCCCATTCTCCAGGTGTCATTTGACATCGGCACCGATGCCATAGGCATTATCGGATTTATCTAAAGCCCTAGCTGCTGGCCCTGCGAGTGCTGCAATTACTACAGACAGCGCTGGGTCTAAACCTAATTCATTACTTGCTAAGAATGTTAAGAATGATACCAATACGCCACGTGCGTATGACTTTAGTATCGCCTTTTGTTTTTTGCTTATCTTCATATCTTGCCCCCTAGTAATGGGATCTCAAATGGTTTTCCATCAAGATCGCCTAGCTTTGTGAAACTGCAATGCAAATGTTTTGTATGCGGATTTATGCCGTTGTATTTTCTCCAACGCCAATTTAGTATCTTGCTGGCGATGCGGCCATTATGGATGACGTAAGATATACGTTTATCGGTTTTTGCAGCGATTCGGATCTGGTCAGCCAGATCAGCACTGACCCCATCGGATGCACAAAGGCGAGCATCAATATCAACTGCTCTGACCCACCCAAGTTTGTCTGGATTATGATCCGATTTTCTGGCGGCGTGACGGCTATCGCCCACCCACCCATCACTGGCAGTACGCCTATCTGGAAACCACGTATCAACTTGATTCCTTAACTGCACACCAGCTGCACATAACTTTGGTTTCATTATGAAACGAGTAGAGCGGCTTCCTCAGCTGTTAAACCTAAGCGGTCTAGTAACTCAGCCTTAGCCTCAGCCTTAGCACCATCGGCAGCCTCTTTAGCCTTTTGCTCAGCCTCATACGCTTTAGCATCTGCTTCTCTTTGAGCGATTTCTTCGGCAGTTAATTCCACCTCAGTTTGTTCTCCTGTTTCACAGTTGATTATTAGTTTAGTTGGCATTGTTTCTCCTTATGAGTTTGATATTCCGTATAGGTAAGCGGTTGAGTATTGGACAAAACTACCACCAGTAGTCGTTAATTTGATAGAAGTTATGGCTGCTGTATTTGATAAAATTCCAGCAGAAAAGGTCGTGTAACCATAAGTTGCATTATTCTCCATAACGGCATCTATTGATACTGACTTGTTTATGGTTGTAGAAGTGTACTTTGGAATATATACCGAACCCGAAGCAAAAGTGCTGGCAGTTGAAGTTGCGCCATTGGTTGTAATTCCTTGTATCCAAGCATCATTAGGACGGGTGCCTGATGCGGTGGTAGAACCATTACCCCGAATGGTTATTGTGTTATATGAGGTACCGCCAACATTATTAAAAGTCAGTTGTACCCACTCATCCGTAACGGCTTGGTTTGTCCGAACGCTACAACTAAGCAATAAATCAGTATAGGTAGATGGAATAGAAGTAAACTCTATATTGGCTGTGCCACCACTACCAACAGTTGAACTTGCAATTAAAGTATATGTATTCGCCATTATGCCGCCGCTATTCCGTAGAGGGTAAAGGTTGAGCCTGTAGAAATGTTGCCAGTTTCAGCAGTCAATTTAATTGAATTTATTGCCGAAGTACTACGCCATAAATTGACGTTGGCGATAGTCGCTGAATTTGCATCATTACCCCTAGAAATTATTGTTTTGAAAGTGGTAGTATTGGAATAATTCATAAAATGAGCGATTGTTGCACTTGGGTTACTTGTTCCAGCAGTTAAATAAAACAAACTTGCATTACTTGAGCGACCACTTGTGGCAGATGAACCATCACCAACAAGAAAAGTGCGAGAGTAATTTGTTGCCGAATCGGCGTTTAATTCAACCCTTACTGAGCCACCGCCAGCAACAGCACTGATAACTAAAACCAAATCCGTATAACTTCCGCTAATGCTAGAGAAAGTAACAGTTGCTTGCGCACTACCCAAAGTAGTTGTCGCTATCGGTTCATAGGTTGCACCTGCGGGCATTGTTAAACTCCTTTAATTCCGTATAGGGCGAATTGTGTGTATTGTGCAAAAGTACTACCAGATTGAGCGGTATAGGTTATGCTTGTGATTGCACTCGTACTACGCCATAAACCTGAGTTTAAGAAAATTAAGCCACTTCCATTGTCATCATTTCCAGTTAATAATCTAACTGTCTTAAACTTATTAGTATTAGCATAATCTAATATATCTATAACTCCAGCGCCATAAGTGCTTGTTACAGTACTTACTCTTGAGCCGTAAATATAATTATCATTAGTAAATGAAAGTGCTGCGGCACTAGCGCCATCTCCGTAAAGAAGATGTGTTGCGTAATTTGCGCCAGTATCTGAATTAAAAGTAAGAAGTCCGTTATTGCCTCCTGAAGAAATCCTTGAAAAAGATCTAATTTGTAAATGCGTAAAGGTAGCAGGTATAGAAGTAAATGAAATAGTGCTACTACCGCCTGAACCTACTGTTACTGTTGCAATAGATTCGTAAGAGTTAGGTGCGGCGGGTACTGCCCCGCTACTTAAAGTGCCAGCAATTATGTTAAGCAATTCCGCCTACCACATACCACGCATTAGCAGCTGTCTTGATACATACCGCTGTCTTGTATTGGCTAACAGTAG